AGATCCTTGCCTAAGGGAATCCGCGCCGACGGCCAGCCGCAGAAGGGGCGGAAGCAGAACCCCCGCGGCGTGGCCCTGCGCAAGAAGGCCATGCTGGCCGCGCTGGAAAAGAGTTTGGGCATTGTGACCCATGCGGCGCGGGAAATCGGCATCGACAGAAATACACACTATGCTTGGATGAAGGACGACCCGGAGTACCGCGCCGCTGCCGAAACCATCGACGATGCTGTGGTGGACTTTGGTGAGACGGCTCTGTTCAACAATGTGAAGCAGGGGAAAGAGGCATCGATTATTTTTCTCTTGAAGTGCAAGGGCCGCAAGCGCGGGTATATCGAGAAGTCCGAAGTCAATGGCAACCTCAATGTGAACCTGGCCACCCTGTTCGTGGCTGATCCCACCGAGCAATCTGAGGGCGAGGATCCGAAGTGAAGGCCGACGTGCAGCGCATCTATGCCCAGCGGGCACAGTACCGGGCAGACATTCCGCTCTTTTCCCGGCGCGTTCTGAAGATCGACCCAGACCCAGCCCAGGAGAAGGCGCTACGCGACTTCCAGGAGAGTGGCCGGATCGCCGTCAAGGCCGGACATGGTGTCGGCAAGACCGTGGTGATGGTGATCCTGCTCTACCACCAGCTGGTTTGCTACTCGCAATCCATGGTGCCATGTACCGCGCCCTCTCTCCACCAGCTGCGCGACATCCTCTGGACAGAGGCGGCTCGCTGGCGCTCCGGAAATGCCTTTCTGACTGGGTTTTTCGAGTTCACTGGAACCCGGATCGCTGTCCGTGGCTACGCGAACACGTGGTTTGCGGTGGCCATTCCATCAACGAACCCCGATAACCTGGCCGGGCTCCACGACAAGAACCTGCTGTACCTGGTCGACGAGGCCCCTGGCATCAAGGAGCCGAGCTGGGCAGTCATCGAGGGAGCCCTGACCAGGCCCGGAAACAAGGTGGCTATGATTGGCAACCCAACCCGAACGTCGGGATATTTCGCCAACGCCTTCGGGAAGGGGGCCAGTGAGTGGCGCACGTCAACCATTTCCTGCCTTCACTCCCGCTACGCGGACCCGAAGTACGCGGCCCGCATCGCCAGAACCTTCGGACAGGATTCCAACATCTACCGGGTGCGGGTGCTGGGCGAATTCCCCTTGGGCGAGGATGATGCTATTTTGCCGATGGACCTGGTGTCCCAGGCTATGGAGCGCGGCCCGGAAGAGGTTGACCCGGCTGACGACGCCGTGGAGCTTGGGTGCGACGTGGCCCGCTACGGCGACGACCGGACAGAAATCTACGTGCGCCGCGGCATGGCTATTATCGACCACCGGGAGATCGTCCATGCTGACACAGTGGCTGTCGCTGCGGAGTGCCTATCCCTGTGCCGCAAGTGGGCACCCAGGGCGGCGAAGATCGACCAGACCGGGGTGGGGTCTGGCGTGGTTGATTCGCTCGCCGACATGATCAGGCGCAATCACCTGTTCACCCGGGTTGTCGGGGTAGATTTTGGCCAGTCGGCAGTGGACTCGGCGACGTACGAGAACGCGGCGACCGAGATGCTATTCAACCTGCGCGAGGTTCTTCCGGTGGCCTCCATCCCCAACGATGTGCTTCTCCAGGGAGAGCTCACCATGCGCAAATACAGTATTCACCGCACATCTGGCCGGCTGGTGGCTCAACCAAAAGAGGAGCTTCGCAAGGATCTGGAGCGGGCTGGGGCGGAAGCGAAAAGCCCGGACAAAGCTGACGCTCTCGCTCTGTGCTTCTATCAGGCGAACGGAAACTCGGGTGGCGGGAAGGTTCGGGTTTTCCGGCGCGAAATGGCCGCATCGCGGTACTAGGGAGGAATGATGGGAATCAGATCAGGACTGGCGACGTTTGCGGCCAAGGCGGCCAATCAACTGGCAAAGCACCTCCCGCCAATGGGCGTGATGGTGGAGGCCAATGGTACATCATACCAAACCGCGTATTCCATGCTGGGGGACAACCTCAACCCCTCGACATTTTTCCAGCAGGCGGGGCGGCGCACCCTGATGGAGCAGGTTCGGGAGATGGACGACGCCGACCCAGAGTTGTTCGGCATGATGTCGACCCGGCGCCAGGCTGTTCTCGGCTTTGATCGCACCATCACGGGAGAGGGCCCCGTTGCGGACTTCGTGCGCGAGGTGTTTGCGGGCTTCCGCAATTTCGACGGCACGTTGTTCGAAATGCTCGCCTCTATCCCGGCGGGATTCTCGGTCTCCGAAGTGGTGTGGGAACCGGTTGATGGGAAAATCGTTCCGATCAAGCTCCTGCCGAGGTATCAGGATAAGTTCGTTTTTGGCAAGGACTGGGAACTCAAATTACAGGGCTCTTTGGTGAACGAGGCCGTTCCAGTGCCGCCTATGAAGTTCCTGGTCACCACCTACGCTGGCGAATATGGCAATCGCTACGGCTCCGGGATCTACCAGAAGGTATACTGGTATTGGCTCTTCCGCAAAGAGGCGGTGCGCTGGTGGTCCATGTTCACCGAGAAACTGGTCTTCCCGCCCATGATCGGGCGGCTGCCAAAAAACAACTTCGCCCAGGACGACGCCGATAAGCTGGAGAACTTCATTTCCGGCATCCGTAGCAACGCCAGCGTCATGCTGCCGGAGGGATTCGATATCGATCTACTGGAGGCCGAGAAATCCGGGACGACGACCGCTTACGACTCGTTCATCGAACGCATGAAAAGCGGGATGGCGATCGCCATATTGGGGCAACCTGGTACAACCGAATCTGGATCCGTTGGCAGCTACGCTCGCGTGTGCGCCCAGGACCAGGTACGCAAAGACCTCATGCGGTCGGATATCTCCATGCTGGAGTCGGTGATCAACGACGACCTGATCAAGTGGATCGTCGATCTCAATTTCCCCGGGGTGACTGAGTATCCGCACTGGTCGATCAACTACCAGGAGAAGGCCCCACCGCAAGAGCAGGCGAACGTGCTCGAGGTGCTGGTCCGGTCCGGGGTCAAGGTGCCGCAGGCATGGGCACAAGAGCAGTTCGGGATCCCGGTTCCCCAGGCTGGAGAGGAAACGCTGAGCATGACTCAATTCACGTCTCCGCTGTCTGGCGCGATGACGTTCTCTGAACGGCAATTCGAGGCTGAGCGAACCGCGTTCCTGCGCGAGGTCAAACGGTAATGGCGGGGGCCCGCGCCGGAGGGCGGTGGCAGGCTGACCAGATAGTCCAGAAGGCGACCTTGGCCGCCATCCACATCTACCAGCCGGCGGTGCTGGGATGGGTGCGGGATATCAAGCGCATGGATCGGTTCTCGGAGGTCGCAGGCTTGCGGATCCGTGTTCCTGAGCAGTACCAGGTGACATCCTCTCGGGCGCTCGTGTGCGGGTATGCCGCGGGCCGGCTCCGCACGCTGAAGGAGATCGAGTACCAGCTCGCTCGGCAGCGCGTATCGAGGTTCGCCGAAAACGGATCCGGGGACTGGGACTTTCTGACCAGCACCTTCGATGAGGCTCTCCAGTGGTTCAAGGGCAAGGGAATCATGTCCTCCCGCGAGTGGGAGGCGCTGACCAATGAGGCGCGGGCCATCAGTTTTCGGGTGGCGGGTATCGACGAATTGCGCCTGGTCGCCAAGCTGAAGGCTTCCATTCAATCCGCCATGGATGAGGGGATGACTTTCCGGCAGTGGGCCAAGGGAGTTGACGAGGTATTCTCTGCCTACGGGGTTACTCCCATTTCGCCTCATCACCTGGAGACCGTATTTCGGACCAACACGTTCAGCGCGTTCAACATCGCCAAGCACGAGGCGGTGATGGATGACGATAACACCGAAGGTCTTGAATACTCCGCCATTCTCGATGGCCGGGAGCGTCCAGAGCATGGAGCCATGAACGGGTTTACGGCGGCCAAGGACGACCCAGTTTGGAATCGCTGGTACCCGCCGCCGCCAGAGAGCCCGTACAACTGCCGATGCACAGTCATCCCCGTCACCCTGGAGTACATGCAGCGCACGGGGCGCGACTTCGACACGGAGTTGCCCGATGACGTTGGCCCGCTGCCGGATGGGGTGGATATCGGCAACCGGCCATGGAATATGGCGGACTACGCCGAGACTGTTCGCCAGGCTTACGAGCAGGCGAAGCGGGACGCGGCTTGATCGCGGCGTTCTCGGAACTCATCATTTTGGCGAACGTGGCCCGGACTCTGGTCGAAACCACCATAATCGAGGCCAGGGAGCATCCCGCGCCCAGCGAATTTGATTACACCCAGATCGCCAATTCCATCATCGCCGCCGCCGACCAGGCGAACCGGCAATCAATCACCCCTTGCTGAACCGTGCCCTCCAAGGGCACACTTTGCCCAGAAGCCATTGCTAGAGCACTCTTTGGGACACATACTGAGGGCATGGGAACCCAAGCCAATGGCATGACGGCGTTCGAGATGGAGGTCTTCCGGGCCGGGAACTATGGCGAGCAAGGGGCTTACACCGAGGCCGACCTTGACGCCATGGCCGCAAGTTACGACCCAAAGCGCCACGAAGCGCCGGTCGTGATCGGGCACCCTTCCACCGACTCTCCTGCGTGGGGATGGGCGCGGGGCTTCCGTCGTGACGGGAATATCCTGAAGGCTCAAGTGGACGTTGCACCTGAACTCGCCAATCTCATCAAGCAGCGACACTACACCAAGAGATCCATCGCAGTCTATCGGGACTTCCAGGGAACGGGAAAGCCTTACGTCAAGCACATTGGGTTTCTTGGGGCGACGCCGCCAGCCGTCAAGGGCCTAGCCGATGTTCATTTCGCCGCCGGGGATGACTCCTCCAGCGTGGTGATCGAGTTCTCGGAGACCACCCAGTACAAGTTCGAGACCATCGCCGCCGTTCTGGATCGCCTGCGTGACTTGCTGATCGAGAAGTATGGGCAGGAGGAGACGGAGAGAATTCTCTCCAGGTGGCAGATCGACGAGCTGAAAGCGGCGCCGGAAAAAAACGAGAAAGACGGAATGCCAACGGCAATCTACCAGGAGGTAGCGAAAAACATGGAATCCATCACCCTGTCCGAACACGAGGCGAAACTGAAACTGGCCGTCGATGCCAAGAGCACCGAGTTGACCACGCAGTTCGCCGAAAAACTGAAGGCCGAGACCGACCAGGTGACCGCCCTGAAGACCGAAAACGAGACCCTGAAGGCCAAGGTCACCCAGTTCGAGGAAGCCGCCCAGCTGGCGGAAATCACCACCTTCGCCGAGAAGCTGGTGTCCGAGGGCAAGCTCACCCCCGCCAACAAGGAGAGCACCATCCGCCTGCTCTCCAAGGCCAAAGGGGCCAACGCCGATCTGTTCGCCGAACTCCAGAAGAACCTGGAAAACGCCGCTCCCGTCGTGGAATTTGGCGAGTTTGGTGGGGCCAGCGGAGAGAATGCTCCGAGCACCGGCGGCGCGACGAGCTACTCCTACGTGAATGCGTCGCTGAAGCAGAGGGCCTAACATGGCCGCCGATCTGTCCGCCGATTACAATCGGCCATGTAAAGGCGACTACATCCTCCGGTCCTACAAGCTGGGCGCCGTGAAGGTCTACAAGGGCGACCTGCTCATGGTGCTCAAGGGCACCGGGTACGCAGTGAAAGCCGCGAATACCGCCCTCGGGCAGTTCATCGGCGTGGCCCAGAGCGCGGTTGACAACTCGGGCGGGTCTCCTGGCGACCTGAGCGTCGTCGTGCGCATCGGCGCGGACGAGCTGATCGCCAAGGCTTCGGCCGCGATCACTGACGTAGGGGTGCTTGCCACCGCCGTGGACAGCAACGACGTGACCACCGGCGGGAGCAAGTACGTCAACCTGGGCCGCATCGTAGGGGTCGAGGATGCCACGCACGTTTGGGTGGCCACCGCCGGGACCCAGATCGACAGCGCCGCCACGTAAGGAGCGATCATGGCAGACCTCACCATCGAATACAACCGTCCCATGAAGGGACGCTACATCTTCCGCAGGATGAAGATGGGCGCGGAAAAGATCTACAAGGGCATGGGCGTGATGGTCGTGCGCACCACCGGCTATGTCGTGAAGGCCGCGGACACTGCGAAGGGGCAGTTTGTCGGGGTTGCCGAAGAGACGGTGGACAACTCCGCCGGGTCTCCTGGCGACCTGAGCATCCTGGTTCGTTACGGAGGGGACGAACTGTTCCCCCAAGCTGCGACCACCATCGAAGACGTTGGGAAGCTGGCCTACGCCATCGACTCTCACCTCGTGTCCGTTTCCAGCAGCAACAACGTGGCTCTCGGCCGCATCGTGGGCGTGGAAGACGCGACCCATGTGTGGATCGGATCCGCTGGCACCCAACAGACCTCGGACGAATCGTGATCCGAGACACCAAGGAGTAAACCATGATCGTAAATCTCGACATTCGCAGAGCAGCCAACACCGAGCTGTTCAAGGCCATCGACACCATGAGCGCCCCCCAGCCGTGGCGCCAGTGTTGCCAGGTGATCCCCGGATCCCGTGGCAAAAACTACTTCGAGTGGCTGGGAGATCTCCCGGCCGTCAAACCGTGGCTGGACGAGCGGCGCATCGAGGGGCTGAAAAAGCAGCTATACAACATCACGACCGTGTCCTACGAGAACACCGTCGGGATCATGATCGACGACCTGAAGGCTTACCCGGGCATCATCACTCCCCGTGTTCAGAGTATGGCCTCCGCCTTCGCCAAGCACCCGAACTCGCTGTTTTTCACCCTGTTGGCCGCCGGGCTCTCTGGGCTCTGTTTCGATGGCGTGGCCTTCTTCTCAGCCTCCCATCCGGTCGACGAATCCAGTGTGGTGAATTCCAACCTGGTCAGTGGTGCCGGCGTTGACACGCTCGCCCACCTGACCACCGACTGGAGTAAGGTCAAACAGGCGTTCTCCGCGATGGTCAACCGTGACGGGTCCCCGGTTCACGACGAACTGGGCAGCCTCCACGTCTACCACTCGCCCTACTACCAGGACGTGTTTGACCAGCTGTTCAATGCCGCGGCCAATACCGCCGGGATCGTCAACCCCTACTTCAAGCAGGCGGTGACCCACTCGGCCCCCTGGCTGGGCACTAGCAGCACCTCGACTGACTGGTACGTGCTCAAACTCGACATGCCGGTCAAGCCGTTCATTTTCGTCGAGGCCGAGCCGATCAACACTGACCCGCCCAAGGCGGGCTGGGACGAATCCCAGGCGTTCTCCAAGAAGATGGTTTCGTTCGGCGCCTGCGGAGAGTACGGCGTCGGCTACGGGTTCCCGCAGCTGGCCGTGGCTGTGAACAACTCCTGAGGCTGACGTGCGCAAGGGACAGATAACTCAGAGGAAGCAGGTACGGGGGGCGAAAGCCCCCCCACCTCGCCCCACCGATCCCCCGGAGCAGCCCAAGGTGGAAGCGCCGGTCAAAACGGAACCTCGGTACATGGTCCGCATCACGCCAGGTCATCCGGCCGCGCTGGCGGGAGCCTACCCTGTGGCCGATCCGCCCATGAGGATCACCAAGGAGTGGAAACGGGTGTCCGCCCTGACTTCCGAGTTGCGGGCGCTGGCAAAAACGAACGGCACATACAAACCCCTCGCCGAGATCAAGTTGGACGAGAGCAGGGAATAAGGCCGGCACATGGCCTACGCGACACTGACAGACCTCCAGGCGGCGAAGTCGGATACGATCCTGAAGCAGCTCTGTGAGGTGACGACCCTTACACCGGTACCAGCCGCGATTACGGCGGCCCTGGCGAAAGCGGACGCGGTCATTGATTCGTACGCGTCGAAGGTTTACGTCACGCCAGTGAGCCCTGTACCAGCGTTGCTGACGGCAATTGCCGTTGACCTGGCCCTGGTTGCGCTGTTCGGTCGAAACTCCCAACGGCAGACGCCCGAGGACAACGAGAAGTCGCATCAAGGGTCCATTGACCTGCTGAAGAAGATCGCTGCCGGGGACATCGAGATTCCCGGGGCGACCGCCAAGACATCGAATTTTGCCGGGGCCCCACACGTCAAAGCAGTCGCATACCCAGACGGGTACGACGCGCCGCGGTGCGGAGAGCAGACGTTGGGGCCACTGGCCACCTACTACTGACCATGCAACTGAAAATCAAGGTTGGCATCACAACCAAGGCGCTGGATAAGCTGCGCGAGAACCTTTCCGGTATTGAGCGACTGACGGCCAGTGTTGGCATGATCTGCCTGCGGTCGGTACTCAAGAATTTCACGGCAGGGGGGCGGCCCTCGAAATGGGTGCCCCTGAAAGACAGCACCATCCTGAGCCGCAGGAAGGGCCGGCGTGGCGGGGTAGCCAAT